CCCGAGGGCGGCGTAAGAAACGTCATTCCGTTTGCTGGCAACTATAAGAGAAAATCAGGATGGCTGAAGAAGCTACTAAGACGTTTGGCTCAGTAAGAGTCCAGGGCACACAAGAAGAAATGGAAGAAATTCGTACATGGGCAACCAACATGGCATTAGAATTCTCTTGTAGAGATTTATACGATCGATGGGCCAATGACCGTATCTGGTCTTTTGATTTTGACAACGGCGAACATTTCTTTATGTTTTATCTAAGCTGGCAAGAAAAAATATGTGGGCATCGAATTGAGGTAGAGGTATAATGGATCATTCATGTGCGTATCCTTGGAAAGAAACATTTGTTAGACTCAGGACTGACGGCTGGAAGTTCTGTTGTAAAACAACATATAATACATATGAAGAAAATATTGTTCTTGTTGAAGACGTAAAGAAATCGTTCCTGGAAGAGAAAAAGCATCCAGCATGTAACTCTTGCTGGAGAGAAGAAGCACTGGGCGGTACTTCTTTTCGAATATCCGACGGGGCTGCAACAACTATTGAAATGTTACGTACAAAACCAAAGCCACCTGGCATAGTTGATATTGACTTTGGCGATACCTGCAATATGCATTGCATCATTTGTAGTGAATATTCAAGTACGGTATGGCAATCAATGACAAAAAAGTATCCCTTCAAGGAAGATTTATTTGATGTAAGTTGGAGTAAACTTTCAGCGTTTATAGTGAAACACCAGCATACCCTGCATCATGTGAACCTACACGGTGGCGAACCCAGTGTTGACCCAGCATTCAATAAAATTGTTGATTCAATACTAACACTTGGATTAACAAACGCAATCAATCTCCGTATAATAACCAATGGCAATTATTCTGAGAACTTCAAGACCAAATTCGAATCAAACATTGACAAGCTCAAGGCCAATACACCGCTGGCTCTAAATCTAGTATTCAGTCTGGACGCAATAGGTGAAGAAGGTGAATTTATACGCGGTGGATTGAACTTTGAAAGATTTGGTTCTAATCTAAAAGCAATGGTTGCAAGAGACGTTGATGTAGCTATCAGCATCAGCATCAGCATTCTAAACATAGAAAATCACATCAACATATTGCATTGGCTCGACGAGGATGGACTATTGGGTAAAGTAAAACTAAAAATCAATATGGTCAATCAACCCCAGATGTTTAGTGTTGCAAATTTTGGTAACAGCATACATCAGTTCCTACCAAAATGGCCAAGCGAACTTGACCATCACTGGACAACGTATTTCATTCAATTTGAAAAATTCATCAAGCCGCAAATCACAACGTCATACCAACCAAACAAAATCATGATCCAAAAATTATTAGATTGGATTACCAAATACAATCAACTGGCCAAGGTGCAATCCTTACCATCATACTATCAGGATTTTGTTAGCAGGCTGCGGGCACTTATTTGAGCATGATGCCAGTTGACAATCTAAATAGATACTGCTATAATACAAGAATGGAGATATTATAATGAGCAAAATTAAAATCGCTGAAATTTTCTACAGCGTACAAGGTGAAGGCGAATGGGCAGGTGTACCTAGTGTGTTCCTGCGTACATTTGGTTGTAACTTTGAGTGCCGCGGCTTTGGATTGCCGCATGGTGAAAAGAGCACTGAGCCAGAACAGTTTGCCGAACTTGTCAAGTCCGGTGCTGTAAAGGACTTCAAACAACTGCCACTGGCACGTACTGGATGTGACAGCTATGCAAGCTGGCATCCAGGATTCAAAGAGTTCAGCCCAATGATGGAGATTGATGATATCATTGACGCCATGCTAAAACTAACTCCAACTGGTACATGGAGTCTGCCAAACGGACAGGACATCCATCTTGTTATCACAGGCGGTGAGCCATTGCTGGGTTGGCAACGCAGTTATATTGAATTATTCCAACATGAACGCATGCGAGATCTACGACACGTGACATTTGAGACCAATGCCACACAAGAGCTCAAAGGCGAGCTTCGTGGCTATCTTGCCAATGCTGGTTTTTGGACCACATTCTCTTGCAGTCCTAAGCTGACAGTAAGTGGGGAGAAGTGGGAAGAAGCTATCAAGCCTGATGTGGTCAAGTCGTATCTCAAGATTTCACAGACAGATTTGTATTTCAAGTTTGTTGTTGCCACAGAAGCCGACGTAAACGATGTTGACAAGGCATTGGAAGAATATCTAGACCACGGTGTCATTGCACCAACATACTTGATGCCAGTTGGCGGTATGCCTGAGCTGTATCATATGAACACAAAAGAGATTGCACTACTTGCAATGAAGAAAGGCTATCGCTACAGCCCAAGACTACAAGTTGATATTTTCCGCAACGAGTGGGGCACGTAATATGATTCAAAAGAAATTTCCAAGTTGGTGTTGTCAAGAATGCGGAGAACCTATTGGCTGGCTTGGTCGTTTCTTGTCGTATGTGTTACCTTTCCAACCATTCAAACATGTATGCAAGTCAGATCCGTATCACGATAGCGACAACTGGGGAGTCTAAATGCGAAACGGAATGATAAGAGAACATTTTGATTGTGACTGTACTTCTCCAGATCATCAGGTGATCTTTAGTGCTTGGGAAGAGACTGGCGAAGCATGGGATGAGGAAATGTTCGTACATGTTAGTCTAAACGAATCTCTTCCTTGGTACAAACGAGTTGTGGCAGCAGTTCTTTATGTGTTTGGATTACCAGCGTGGCGGTGGCATTACGATGATGTTGTACTACGAAAGGAAGATGCTGAACGTATGCGAACCTTTCTAGATAAGTTTATACAAGGAAGAAATAATGTTCAAAAAGATTAAAGGTTGGTTTGATCCAAAAGAAAAACAAAAACGGTTGATCACCAGAACACTAAAAGGTCTACATGCTGAAAAAGCCATGGCAGACCTAAACGGTGAACCGTGGGTGGGCGTACTCAGCACTAATATTGATGTTAAGAACCCACGTTCTGGGTACTTTGAACTGGATTGGAACGATAAATTCGTTGACATGTTGCGCAATGCAGGGTATACTGGTAATACAGGTGAAGAAATAGTCGATCGTTGGTTTAACGATCTTGCAAAAAACATTGCCGCTAGTGTTGAAGAAGAGTCCAAATTTGTTGCAGATGCGGATCGTCTTCCTCCTAGAGGCTAACACAGAGAGAACTTATGTCATATCTTTTGGTTGATACTGCTAACATGTTTTTCCGAGCACGGCACGTGGTACGTGGAGATGCCGATGAAAAGATTGGAATGGCATACCATATCATGTTTGCCAGCATTGCCAAGGCCTGGAGAGAGTTCCAGGGCAAGCACGTGATTTTCTGTCTCGAGGGTCGAAGCTGGCGCAAAGATGTAGACGTCAACTACAAGGCAAATCGTGCTGTGGCACGTGCCGCACTAACTGCAAAAGAAGCAGAAGAAGACAAGATGTTCTGGGAAGCGTATGATGAGTTCACTACGTTCCTGGCAACCAAGACAAATGCCACTGTACTACAGCAAGGCCGATGTGAAGCCGATGACTTTATTGCACGTTGGATCCAACTGCACAACGACGCCGGCCATGTTATTGTCAGCAGTGATGGCGATTTTTATCAGTTGATTGCTCCTAATGTTCGTATCTACAATGGTATCAGCAAGCAGACGATCACACACGAAGGTTTCTTTGATGAAAAAGGTAAAAGAATCAAAGACAAGAAAACCAAAGAAGAACTGTCTGCGCCGGACCCAGAATGGTTACTGTTCGAAAAGTGCATGCGCGGCGATGTCAGCGACAACATCTTCTCGGCGTTCCCTGGTGTGCGTACCAAAGGTAGCAAAAACAAAGTTGGACTACAGGAAGCGTTTTCGGATCGCAATAGCAAAGGCTACAATTGGAATAATCTCATGCTTCAGCGATGGGTTGACCATAATGGCAACGAGCATAGGGTCAAGGATCGTTATGAGGCCAACAAACAATTGATTGACCTTACTGCACAGCCCAACGATATCAAGGAATTGCTCGACGCGGCAATTTCTACACAGGTGCAGAAAGAAATTACTAATCAAGTGGGATTACATTTGCTGAAGTTTTGCGGCAAATACAATCTTGCTCGCATCAGTGACGACGTTAAAGCACACTCAGATTACTTGTCAGCAGGCTACGTATGATATCCGCAAAAGTTGTTCTCAAAGATAAATTCTGGATGCTTCAAAAAGAAGGACTATCAGTTGGTACCTTGCGATTTGAATCTGACCATATTTCTGTGATGCTTGATGGTAGTCCATTAAAGTTTGCTACTATCAATGAGGCTAAGTCTGCACTAGAAATAGTTGACTCTATTACATTAACGGTGTCTGGACGATCCAGACTAGAAGAAGCATACGGATATCCCACCGATTTAGATCAAGTGTTCAACCTAGTTGAAGAACAAGGACTGCCCTGTTATACCAAAGCAAAAAATAGTAAAGTAGTGCATGCCGCTGGATGGTATGGTATGCAACGAAACGGATTACATGCCGAGGCATTTTGTCCCAAGGTAAATACTCTCAGGACATATCCGTATATTGGGCCATTCAAAAGTCAAACTGATTTGAGAGTTGCCATGACTTCATGGAAAAGAAATGATAAATCGGGATCTAACACCTCTAGACAAGTTCTTAGCTAAAGTAAAAGATGCAAGCCGCCAAGGGCTCAAAGAAGTTAGATTGGACACAAGAGACGCAATAGAAATCACCACCCTCTTAACTCAAATTTTACTCAAACAGCAGATTGCCACTGCACCAAAAGATGTTGTTCCTGCATCTTCATTCAAACCAACAGATGGTGGTAAATTCTAATGAAACCAAGATTTGTCAGCATTGTGGTTGGTGCATTGATAATTGTCATATTTGCTATGAATTTTGAAGTGATACAGTATCAAGCTAGAGAAATCTTATACAAGCAATCTAGTGTTTCTACCACCGCTAAACAAGAGCCAAAGCAATGCTGGATCTAGCGTAAAAACACCCCTATAAAAAGCCCACTTGGTCATAAATAACTGAGCATAGAAAGAAGAGAGCTCAGATAATGGCCAGACCTAAACCAACAATACTGTTAGAAATAACAAACAAAAAGACCTACAAGAGTGACCAAGTCCTGGAAGCAGATGCGATCTATGCTGTGTTCCACGACAGTAAGCCAATCAATCTTCGCATGGTTAATAGCCTGGTCAATTACCCTGGACCCAAGTACAAGAAGGTCAGCTTCAGCAATCCCGGACATGCTTACAATCTAGCACAGAAGCTAAACAAACAATTCAATACCAAGGGATTTGAAGTATATGAACTCAAGACCGGACGATGCTTGGGAAGTGAAGACCCCGCTAGTTGAGACTGTACTGAGAGAGATTTCTCCATTACATCCAACCCCATTAACTCCTTTCCAAATTTTTCAAAATTATAGAGATGGTCGTGGTACACGTTTCACCACCCTGGGAATGAAGCTGGCCAAGCAGGTGTTTGAAGCCTACACCGTGCGCATTCCAAAAGATACACCAATAAAAGCTAAATATCTAACGGCACTGGATAGACACATGCAGTGGCCCTATTTCCTTGACCGCAATAGATTGATATTGTTCAATGAAATGGACGCCATGGAATTTACGCTGTTTGGCGGTGACCTCGAAAGTTGGTGTGAAGGTAAAGAACCTGGCAGGGGCATATGAGACTTTACGAATTTATTGATGAAACTGTTATTAAACTTTCTGGATCTTCAGACAAAGCAAAAGCATGGATAAAGAAAGTCTACGACTTGTATCCGCAGACTTGGCAAAACAATCACGTGATGCCCATGGGCGGTCAAGGTAACGATCAACAGTTTGCTATGTTTGAACTTGAGCCAAGTTTCTCAAAGCGTGGCGCAGTTGAAATCAAATGGTTCCAGGCATACCCGTTGCGTCAAGGTGTTGGTTCACGTGCCATGAAAGAATTACAACGCATGGCACAAGAAGATGGAATCGCATTGACTCTTTATCCATGGGATAAAGGACAAGTAAGCCAATCTAAACTGACCAAGTTCTACCGAGGTCAAGGATTTAACCCTACTGTCAAAGGGGCCAAGAACATGGCATGGAATCCAGTAGAGGAAGGACGAGAAGAAGCATTACACTTTGCAACTCAAGCGCATGCCGGACAAACCCGTGCAGGAGGCGCACCTTACATTTCTCATCCTGTACGTGTTGCTCAACATGTTGAACAATGGAAGAAGTCTCATAATATAGAAGCATTGATCAGTGCGGCTTACCTACATGACACCTTAGAAGATACAGATGCCACGCACGAAGCATTGCAAGATTTATTTGGCGGATTGGTTGCATCACTTGTGCAAGAACTAACAAGCGACCCAGAAGAAATTAAAAAAGTAGGTAAGGCTGCGTACCTGGCGCACAAGATGGCTGCAATGAGCAGTTATGCTCTTGTTATCAAACTTGCTGACAGATTAGATAATGTCAAAGACATTACCACTGCTAAAACACCAGAATGGCGTACAAAGTACAAAGCAGAAACAGAACATATATTAGATTACATTGAAAAGAATCGTGCGCTAAGTGGTACACATCAAAAGCTAATTGAATTGATACGTAATAAGCTACAAGAACTTCAGGCCGTAGATGAAAACTTTGATGATGGGAAAAATCCTGGACGCAAAGGACTGAGCCAGCGTGTGGGCATACCCAAGAACGCAACTGTTTCACAGCTAGAGAAACATGCTAACGCCCCAGGCGAAGAAGGAAGAATGGCTCGCTGGCAACTAAATATGCGAAGAGGACGCAACAAATGAAAATACATGACATTATAACTGAAACAAAGCAAGACAAAAAGCCCAAGCTGCCTGCTGGTGCTAAAATGATGAATGGGTTAACCATTATTCCACTCGATGCGTTCGTAGAGGATGATGTAACCGAAGGTATCAACCACGACAGATATCTACGCTCGCATGGCAGGAAAGCAAAGGGCCAGGGCAGCTGGATGTTCACTACCAAACGCATGGGGGAACCATCCAAAGATGAAACAGTAACGGTACACGGACACCTTTCAGATGCCGGGCGCGAAGCTATGAAAAAACTCAAGGCCAAAGAAGTATATGTCATGGAAGCGCCCGGTGATTTTGGCCTAGGTGCTAGTACACGTACCGCTAGCGATGATGAGATGCAGGCGTATGCCCAGCGCATCAAGGACAAAGAGAAGAACAAACTAGATCCATACAACATGCCATACGTCCACGGCAGTAACATTGCTGTGGTTAACCAAGAAGGCAAGAAATACAATCTAGATGCGCTACGTTCTTCTATTACAGAACGTCCTAAAAAGATTCTCAAGCAAAACGAAAAGATGCAACACAGCGATGGATCTAGTAGTATCTTCTTCAATGTAGGATTGCCTGCTCTTAAAGGACTTGCCGTAAATGAACAAACAGGTGAATTTGTTATTGTTGATACTTGCCCTGGTGCTGGTGCTTGCAAAACTTTCTGTTATGCAATGAAGGGTTCTTACGTGATGTTCAAAGCAGTAAGCATGAACCAGACACGTATGTTGAACTTCTTGCTCAACGATCCGGACGGGTTTGCTGATGAAATGAGCGGTGAACTACGTTCTGCTCAACGCAAGTTTGCCAAAGACGGTACCAAGGTAATCGTACGTTGGCATGATGCTGGCGACTTCTTTAGCGCACAGTATCTTGCACTTGCTTACAAGGTTGCTCGTACATTCCCCAACGTAGACTTCTATGCATATACCAAACTAGCCGACGTTGCCAGTGGCGACAAGCCAGACAATTTCAAAATGAACTTCTCTGGTGGTGCCAAAGGCAGCGAAGAAAAGCAAATCAACTTCCAGACAGTCAAACACAGTCGTGTGGTGCCAAAAAACATGTTCTTTGATCTCATCTCTCGCAAGGGCCTCAACTTAATCAAGGATGCAAAGGGCCGCATGCAATTTGTCAGCCAAGAGAACCTGGACACTTTCAAACAGCGTCTGGCACAACAGTACAAGATTGATAGAAACAGCATCATCACATATGATCAAATGATGGCTACCAAGGACGGCGGCAAGCCAACATGGAACGTGATTGTTATGCCTGGTGATGGTGATGACTCTGCTAACCGCAACGACGTGTTGGGTAGCTATCTCTTGTTCCATTGATATGAATCCAGACCAATACCCGGTATACCCAGAGGATGATGGCAGTGACCGTAAAAGAAATCCTTATAGCCCTGTATGAAGGGCTAGCACGATTTGGTTTGGGACAAGCGGGCATTGCCTGGCCCGAGGAACCAAAGGAAACAGACAACCCCAAACACCCTTAGGACCCGTTATCCGTAACGGCGGTGTGGGCGGCCACTGCTCGCATGCAATAGGAGTCGTGCCCTTTAGCATGCAAAGTGTGGCATTTTTGCAACACATTGACTGCACAAAAACCAGGCACTTTTGAACCCAAAAACTGCACAAAAACCAGGCACTTTTGAACCCAAAAACTGCACAAAAACCA